TCTCGAGCATGGGCATATGAGTCGACTGCTCGGGCCTGAGAAGCGGCAATGGAGGCTTGATCCTTGGCGGTTTGTAACCCCTTTCGAACCTGTCCTACCAGTCCAGGTTTATAGTCCATTTGTATAAGCTTTGCTATATTGGGATTCTTAGCTTCTTCAGGATACTCTGTTATGAATAGTTGTCTAGCTTGGTCCCACCCCTTCTGGGACTCGTCGGCGGATGCCATTATTCTAAGGGCATGGTTAGTCATCAAATTATTTCTCTTGTCTGCTGCCGTCAATATATCCGAATTATTCTTCAGCATCTTGGATGCCTCGGAGACATGCTTCATCCCGGCATCAAAGCGTCCGGCTTTCAATTCTGCATCTCCCACTAGGAACCCAATATCAGCCATTGTGGCAGTTTGTGCAGTAGGATCGTTTGCAGCCCTCCCTCCAGTACCCATTCCCTGTATAGCCTTCATGATGGCAGCTTGCTGATCCAGAACCATCTGTGAATTCTTTATCGCGAGTTCCTTCTCCTTTATGGTAAGAGCCCCTTCCTGGAGGGCCTGTTCCTTACCAGCGACAGTTAAACCAAACAGCTGTTGGGATTGCTGGTACTGTTGCCCAGCAATTGCGCCCTCGACGAAACCGCCTAGATCAGCCATTAAGGTGTTCCTCCCCCTACAGGCATAGCGCCCCAATCAGGTATAGCCCCCGGCCACCCGGAGGTCGAGCCGCCAAGACTTGGGTCGTTCATGGGAGTAAACGGGCTTCCGCCTCCACTTCCAAACATTCCGCTACGCCCTGCGAACGTTAGCGAGGCAAGCAGTTGCTGCATCGAGTTGTTCTGTGCGCCGGCAGCTCCCGACGCGCCCATCAAGGACTGTGTCGGGTTCACTGGAGAGGTCAGCCCTGCGAACTGCCCTAGTAATTGGGCCTGTGTTTGGTAGACATTTGTTGCGTAGTCCTGTCCATATTTGGTCAACGCGATAGCCTCATTACCAGACCCCAAGAATCCACTCCCTGCCATATGTCGAGCAACCGCCTGGGTGCCTTGGTCAAGGTTGAACTGGTAGCCAGGAAGTTTAGTCACCGAAGAAGGGTCAGCGATCAATCGCTGGAGCTGCTGCGCATAGTATTGCTGTTCACCGAATACGGTTCCTGCTTGGCCTTGAAGCTGACCGGAGATACCGCCTTGTTGAGACATTGAATAAGCTTCCATACCAACAGAAGCGACCGCTGCGGCAGCCATAACACCGGCTGCTGTGATACCCCCTGTCATGCGATTAACCTCCTATCGTATAATATACGGTAGTCTACCGTGATCTCCTCCCCCTCATAGATACCCTCAGTAGCAACTAAATCCATAAGCTCTTGCTCTCCAACCAACTTACTGTTTGGCTGGAAAGAATGATTCGTGTATCGTCCTGCAGGTGTTCGTCGGTAATTACGCATCGCAGGAGCTATCTTATCACCAGGCGCAAAGTCTTTACAGGCTATTAGACCCATCCCGTGGATACGAGAGTCTAGAACTTGTACCCCGTAATTACGGTCAAAGTTAATCAGGTCTGAGTTGTCCTCAAAGACGGGCCGAAGGGCTTCCTCGTTAACCCCTCGTTCGATGAACATCTGACGGTAGTGTAGACGCGCGCCCAAGTCTAGAACTTCCTGAGCACTCTCAAAAATGTCATCCTCCATCCCTTTCGTGTCAGTACACTCCGCTACGTTTGGGTGTACAGTACGACCAATGATATCAGTAATAGAATAAAGGACCATATGATAACCTGGGATAGTATGAACCTGAGCCGGCGCATCTAGGCGTACCTTTCCATTAGGAGTAATCATGATGATGGAGCCCTTTACCAATTGGCAAAGGTGTCCATACCTGTGTGCGCGGCCGACAAACATCGTGCCGGCGGGAATTTTCATCTCCCTAATATAAACCCCCGGCGCGAAGATATGTTCAACCGGTGCTTCAACCTGCGGCATCAAGGATATCTGATAAGCCACATAGGCTACCTTTTCCTTCCAGGTCAAACGATCGGGTACTTGATCCCACTGGACAACGTCGTTCATGTAGCCTCCGTTTGGGACGTAACGATCCCACTTGTGAAGGTCATCGAGCCATTAGAGCCCCCAGGGGTCAGCTTGGCCGTGGTGATAGTTCCGGTGAATCCTTTGCTGAACGCGGCGTTTAGTTTACTAAACCATCCCCACCAAATGATGGTGAACTGACCTTTAGTCTCGCCTTCTTCCATGATTGGTTTCGATCCCCGTGGCGGCAGCGTGGTACTCATAGCATACCCAAGTCGAGTTGAAGGTCGGAAGCCTTGATCCTAAAGGGCGTATTGCATCGATGACGAAAGTGGTACGCCCGCTTAGTAAAAGTGCCCTCTTGGTCCAGATAGGGCCGTGGGAAGTTAAGGTCAATAGTACGGAAATTAGTCCAGGTCTTATAGTCGTCATCCGTATAGCGAGCCTGTAGGAAACTGCCTGGTGTCTGGTCAGACGAGAAGTACATCATATTCAGAACCTTCCGCCGAGGTGTACCACCACTAAAGTTGGGGGTATAAATATCTACTGGGAACAGTGCCCCCAAGTCATTCGGGAATGTCTCTGAACTATCAATGACATAAACGTTACCGGTGAGGGCTAGTTGGCCTAACTGGAATCCTGTAGTGGTAGAAGTAGGCGCCGTGTAGGCCATACTCAATATAGGCCAGAAGTTTCCGTTTGGATCGGTCCATAGGTACCATAGATGCTGGTCAATATCGTAGACTAGGGTTAGGTTCAGTGTCGAGTGAACTATCCCGTAGAACCGATGGCCTGCCCGCTTAAAGACCCAGGAGCGAAGCGCGGTCCCCCCAGGTGTACCTCCAGGGGCCGCCGTGATACTGTTTAGAATACGCTCTACTGATGGCGTTGAAACTATCCTCACCCCTAAGTTCTCCATCTGGATAACCTGCGGGGATAGAGACTGATTGGAGGATATCCAGAATAGAACTTCGTCCATCTTCTGAACCGAGTTAGCGTCTAGGCAGCCATAAGGGATTTGGGCGTCGGGGACGGGAGCTAGAGGCGACCCCACCGGGTTCGAGGCGTCATAGAATATCTGCGTAGTCCACTGTTTAAACGCAATCACGTAGCTCAACTGGGTGGCGAGAAATACCCCTGCATCGGCTTTCGAGGAAGCTTTAATCAGGTTAAGCGGGTCCCAAACGAACGGGTTATTGGTAAACTGAGTACCATGAATACCCCCCGCCGGGTCCATTGCATAAAGCGTCCCGTCTAGAAATGCCCATCCAGGTACATGGGGGCGAGGGAAGTTTACATCAGAGAGGGTAGTAACTGTTCCGCCAAAGGGGTCAACGATAACCGCCGCCGAAGTCCCGATAATAGCGACTAGACTGTCTGCTCCACTCAAGACCGTCTCGAACCACATCGGGCCGACGAAGGGGCCTATCGAACCACTAGCGGTGTTGTTGATATAAACAGTCGTGCCGATTACAGAGATAACGTTACCAGACCCTTGATGGAAGTAAATCCCGCCGGCGAAGTCTGGCGTCGCACTGATGAATGGCGTCGATCCAACCCCTACCCGTTTGAAAACCCAATAGTCTTTATCGGTCTGGTCCAATTCCGCGAAAGCATTAACCAGCCGCGCATCCTTCGTAAGCGGCACAGTAGCCGACCGAGTGTATAGCTGTTGCACCAACGGCCAGCGGTGGGGGAGGGCAACGGTCTGTGCCTGGCCCATTAACGGAACCGCCCTTGGTAGTTCTGGCTACGGGTGTCGATGGTGAAGGTCGTCGAGGCGTCCTCTACATCCCAATCTTCGAGAACCTCTAGATGATACTCAGCCATCTTAGTACAACGGTCTACGATGGCTTGGGGCTGGCCGGTACAGATTTGCTTAGCCAACTCCCACATCAAGGCGAGAAACCACTCAATAGGGAAGTTCATCGTGTCGACGAGGGTGACTGTACCAGTGATCTGTTGGGTGACGATCAAATGGACCTGCCCAGTGGCCGCCTGTGCATCAGGGTTAAGCCAGAGGTTCAGGTTAAGACTCAGTTGTTGCTTGTCTACGAAGAAGGAAGTAATGGTCCCCTTCTGCGTCGTGGTAGAAAGCATGTCCCACTCGGACCGACCCATCTGGATCAAAGGCCGCCGGTTCGCATTCGAGTCGGTGTAGTAGGCCTCGAACCCACGAATCGGCTTGGTCATAGGAACGTTCCCCGAAGGGCCCAATGTATATAGAGATTGCCCAGCGATCGGCTGGATGACTAGATCCTGATTCAGCCATAGCTTTAACCCTGGTTTGGTTTGGAGAAAGTTGAATATATAGGTAAGCGTATTCATGTCTTCGGCGAGGATATCGGAATCGGGAGTGCGCCCACGGCCTAGCAGCCCGGTCTCCTTCCTCGCCCGCGAGATGATCTGGAAGGGAGTGCCGAAGGTGATTGGGGTGGTCACTTGTCAAAGTCCATTAGTAGTAGGAAGGCCTTGTCTTCCTGGTCTGTCTTGAACGCCTGCGCCCAAATAACCCCATCCCACCCCTCAGGACTCTTCATCCCTACCTCCAACTTGAATGCCCCCCTGCTCTCCAGTGGTAGGATAAGGTCGTTTCCTTCCTTATCCCACCACAGGTAGAGCCCGGCTTTCTCTTGAATCAAAAATAAGAAGCTTGTTATCTTTAACGCAGGATGATTTGACGCTATCAGGCTGAAACGGTCGTCTCTTGGAAGCCATCCACTAATCTCGACCGATACGTTTCGCAAGCCCGCAGCGGTCGTTTTTACCTTAAAGGTCATT